TCGACGCAGCGCGAGACGATCATGGCTGGCTCAACGCCGCTGACCGTCACCCCGTCTGCCACGTTCTCGGTGCTGCTGTACGCGTCCACGTATTCAGCCGTGAAGGCCCTGGCGGACTCAGTCCGCAGTGCTCTGCACAACTTCAACGGCACTGCCAACGGCGTGACAATCGTCGAGTGCCTGATCACCGAGGAGCTCGACGGCTCGCCCGACTACCTCGATGGACAGGACAAACCCACGTACACGGTCGATCACACGTATCAAATCCGCTGGGAGGAGTGACCAATGCCAGTAGCAAGCTCGCAGGGAACGACGTTCACTTTCAACTCAGTGTCGTTTGTTGCCAAGAACGTCAAGGTCAAGCGAATGCAGTCATACGTTGACGTCACCGACTTGGCCGCAGCCGCTGGATCGACTCGTGTGCTGCAGGCTACTCCGCTCGTCGACGGCGACCAGATCACGTGCGAATACTGGGGCACGACGGCCCCGTCTCGCGGAACGGCCGCCACGATCACGTGCTCGACGCTTGGCATCAGTGGAAGCGCTGTGTGCGAAGACTTCGAGCTCACCGCGGCAGTGGGCGATCTGATTTCTGGAAACGCCTCGTTCAAGCTCACCGGCACCGGCACCTGATAGGCCGGGAGGTGACCCGTGCCAAACATTCCAACCAGTCAGGGCTCCTCGCTGTATTTCAACGGCCAGCAGCTCGGCGTTCTGCAGAACGTCAGCCTGTCGCTTGCTGTTGGTAACAAACACGAAGTTACCAGCATGAGGTCGCCCATCACGGGCTCTGCCTCAAGCGCTCGTGTTATCAAGCAATACAACGTTACAAGCATTGAGCCTGGCACGATCACGGCTCGGTTCCTTGGCTTGCCAGATCTAACCGTACTGGACATGGGCAAGTACGGCGTGCTGGTGTTTTCCTACGGCAACGGCAGGACTGTACGCGCTCAAGCGTTTCTTGAGACGCTCGACTCTGAGTTTACGAAGGGTGAATTAGTGCAGTGGGCCGCTGTGTTTCAGTTGTCTGGCGCTTAAATAACGAGGAAATAATGGGTTTGACTGCCGAAGACATTCTGGCCATCGACGACATCCGCGCGCCGCAGAAGCTGCACGTGAAGGCCTGGAACCGCGAGGTGTATCTCCTCGACCCGACGGCCGACATCCGCGACGAGTGGGAAATCTACTGCGCGTCCAACCAGGGCCAGCGGGCGAGCTGGCGGGCCAAGCTGGCCAGCCTCCTCCTGTGCGACGAGGACGGCAAGCGGCTGTTCACAAGCGATGCCGACGTGGCGAAGCTCGGCAAGAAGAACGCAAAGGCCATGCACGAGATCTGGCAGGCAGGCCAGAAGTTGTTGTCGATCACCGACGAGGAAATTGAGGAACTCGAAAAAAACTGAGAAGCCGGCCGGACGACGTCTTTGTCTACCGGCTGGCCCTCGAGCTCGGAATCCCAGACCCGGAGGAATGGAAGAAGCGGCTGACGCTGCGGCAGTTGCGGAAGTGGATGGCCTTTTGGCGTGTCGAGCCGTTTGGCGACCAGTGGCGGATGGCAGCCAGGACGTCGCTCACGACTGCGGCCGGCATGGGCGCGAAGCCAGACCCGGATGCTGAGGAGCGATTCCTGCCGAGCTACCGCGACAAGCCGCAGACCGAGGAAGAACTGAAACGTGAGCTGATGAAGATCCCAGCGTTTCGAGATCAAATGCAGAAGGGCGAATAGTGGCAACGATCGGCAAAGTAAGCGCTGTGTTCTCGGCCAATACGTCGGGCCTGGTGGCCGGGACAAACGCGGCCGGCTCTGCGTTCAAAAAGCTATCGGGAGACGTTGCCGGGCTGCGGTCTGGAATGAGAACGCTTGCAGCCATCCAGGGCGCCCAGCTCTTTGGCCAGGTGGCATCGGCCGCCAAGGCGGCGGCCGGGGCGTTCTACAACATGGCCAAGGGCGAGGCCGACGCCATCGACAATACGAGCAAGCTGTCCAGGCGGCTCGGCATGACATACGGCGAGCTGGCCGGCCTGTCGCTGGCCGGCGACCTGGCTGGCGTCTCGATGGAGACGATCGGCAAATCAGCCACAAAGGCCGACGTGGCGTTCGTCAAGGCCGCCGAGGGCTCCAGCCTCGCCCAGAAGGCCCTGGCGGGCGTGGGCCTGTCTGTTGACGAGCTACAGAACAAGTCGCCTGCCGAGCGGTTCCAGATGATGGCAGACGCGATCGCAGGCCTGCCGTCTCCAGCCGAGCGTGCACGTGCTGCCATCGGGCTGTTCGGAAAGAGCGGCGCGGACCTGCTGCCGCTCTTCGAGGGTGGGGCCGGCTCGATTCGGAAGGCCGTCGAGGAGGCCAACAGGTTTGGCCTGGCGTTGACCGACGAGCAGGGGCAGTCTGTGGAAAACATGAACGACGCGTTCACGCGTGCGTATGCGTCGATTCAGGGCGTTGTTCGACAGGTCGTTGCGTACCTTGCCCCTGCAGTCCAGAGCGTCACCGATTCGTTCACGAACCTGATCGGGTCTATTGGCGGCACGACGATCGGGCAGTTTATTGGCGAGGGCATCCTAAACGGCGCCAAGTTCCTGGCCGGCGTTGGCGACGCGTTGATCTCCGGACTGCTCGTGGCGTGGAATTATGTTGGCAGCGTGGCGTCGATCTGGTCTGGCATCTTTGACGCCGGTTTCAGGTTTGGCTCGTTTCTGGCAGGTGTTGGCCGTGCTCTCCAGTTTGGCCTTCAGGCTGCCGTGCTTGGCGTGACGGCAACATTTCAAGGAGTGCTGGTGGCCGTGCGCGACGCTGCCGCCTTGGTTGGGCTGGAGTCGCAATCGCTGAACTCGTCGATTGACGGCATGGCTGGATTCAACGATTCCGTTGTTGCGTCAATGAACGAGACGGCATCGCTCGCGGCGCAGAACATGGCGGCCGCATTCGGCGACAACGTCGGCCGCGATGCCACGGGGCCGCTGTCGTCCATGTTTGCCGATGCCCTGCTAAAGGCACGGTCGGACGCCAATGCAGTGAACGTGTCAAAACGCGACGTCGTTGGAACGCTAGGCGGCGTGCAGCAGGCGCAATCGCGAGAGGCACTCAAGGGCGTCGATTCAAACTCTCGCGAAGGCATTGCCGAGATGTTCAGGATATTGCGCGGCGGCAATGACGTGAGCATTGCCGAGCAGCAGCTCGAGGAGCAGAGGCGGACGAACGAGCTCCTGTCCGAAGGCGACCCAGAGCAGATCATGGCAATGGGAGGTTAAATCATGGCGGTGGTGGCCTACCTTGAGACGGCAAAAGGGACCGGCCTGTCCGGAAGGCACGGGGAGTCGTTCACGATTCCCCGTCGATGGATTGTCCGCGTTGACAGTCCTTTGACGTCTCGGCTGCTGATCGCCGCTGCCCCCGGCGTTTCGTACGGCGACAGCTACCCCGACTCTCCAGGCCACAAGGCTATGGAAATTGACGTCAGCGAGGAATCGGGCGACGGCATGATGTGGAGTGTCACGTGGCGCTACTATGTTCCTTCCCCGGAGAACACGCCAAACCAGTCCACCGGCCTTCCTGCTGACTGCTGGTCTGGCACAGGCCGCGTGAAGACGATCCCTGTATACAAGGATAAAGACGGCCTCGTAATTGCCAACAGTGCCGGAGACGCGATTGAGGGCTCGGAGCGAGAAAGCACCGAGGGGGCGCTCTCGCTCACCAAGTGCTACCCGACGCTGGCGTCGTGGTCGACGATTGCGGCCTACTCTTCAAACGCTGTGAACCAGTCTGCCTGGAATACATCGGCTGCCAGGACGTGGAAGTGCGAGTTTCGGTCTGTGCAGAAGAAAGTCTGCAGCAGAGTTGGGGCATTGCCGCTGACCTACTGGGAGGTCGTGTGGGACTTTGTCTACAGAGACGAGACGTGGGATTATCAGCCGTGGGACATTGGATTTAACCAGCTTGTTGACAGCACCGGCACGCCATCGGCAGCCGGAAAGAAACGTGCCGTCATCATGGGCGTGGATAGGAAGCCAGTTAAGAGCCCGGTTGCCCTTGTCAGCGGTGTTGCAAAAGAGCCTGGCGACCCGCCAGACGCCCTTGCGTTCAGGTTGTATCGTGAGGCCGATTTCTCCGTATTTGGGACGCCAAGCTGATGGCACGTCCTCCTCGAGGCTCAAACCGAAAACTGTCGCTCACGCCAAACACGGCCAAGCGGATCGCACGCGCCGTGGTGGCCGTCGAGCGTGGCGGTGGCTCGATTGCGGCACCAGGCCGCCAGTCGGCCGCCGGCGACGACGCTCTGGTCCGCGGGAAGTTCACGGGTGCGTGGAATAAGGGAGACACCAAGACTGTAACCGACGCCACGCTATCGGCGGTGACCTACACGGCCAAGAACTACGTGGCCTCGTTGCTGCCGACCGGAGAGATGGGCTGCCAGCTCTGCTACACGGCCGGAGAGTGGGTGCTGGTCACGTGGGACTGGCAGTCGATCTCAGGCTACAGCGACTCAACGCAGCAAGTTCTCACGCACAACATCAGCGGCCAGCTCGTCTGGGTATCCACAACGGCCTGCACCTAATGCCACTTGCAACAAAAAACGGCTCGCTGATCATCAAGGACGGCAGGGTTGCGGAGGGCTGCGACTGCTGCGGTGGCGGCAGCGGCGCATGCTGTGACGGTGCCACGTGCAGTATCACGCCTCAGTCGCAGTGCCAGGGGGCGGGCAAGGTGTTCAAGGGAGTGGGGACGACTTGTGCGGCAAGCCCGTGCGGGTGCTGCGGCAATAATGAGTCTATAGCAGGCAAATCTGCGACGATTTATCTTTCCGCAGATCAGACGCCAACTGCTAGATGGTGCCCAAAACCAGACGCATTTGGGTCTACGTTCTTGATGTGTCCGGACGGCGTGCAGTACGGAGGATGTTGGGCGGTGAGACCCTGCATAACGCCAACTGTCGGCGAGTGGGTTGATACGGCAAAGACCGGCATTACAGCAGCGTATTCAAGCACCGCACCTGCCTCCAGTTGCAATGCGGGCCTGGAGGGAGTGTGCCCTGGACTGGGTGTGAAATCTGCCTCTGTTGGACTGACTGGACCGCCATGCAAGATATACGCGTTCGTTGATTGCCCGAGCCTTATCGGCGCATCAGATAGCTATCGTGGCCTCTATGCAGTCGATCCGTACTGGGCCTGGGATTATGACGCGCAGACAGCTTATTACGAGACATCGTATTACGTGTTCCAGTACATAGACGGGACTGGCATAACGACGGTAACCCAATCTGTTAACTCAACTCCGGTGCCGCCGACCTACCCTTCGGGGTCTGGCGTAAATTGGTTTCTGTTCAAAACGACAACTGTAACAATGAGTTTGACGCTTGTTTAGCTGCATCTCATCTGGCGGAGGACTGTGCGTGTTCTGCGGAATGCCGTGCGCGCAGCGATGCCCGGTGTTCCCAAGTCGATTCGCTACGACGGAACAGCCTCCACTCGTTGAGCAGGTGACCGCTGGCGGCCCCGGCACCGAGCTCAAGATCCTACTGGCTGGGTGGCCGCTCTACATCACCTCCACGCCAGACTGCTCCTGCAACGCACGCGCCGCCGAGATGGACCGCCAGGGCGTCGACTGGTGCGAGGCCAAC